TTTTGTGATATAATGGTATCGTGTAAAAATAGAATCAAAGAAACCTCCTTTTCCTTGCAGGACAGATAATAAAAAGTCTGTCCTGTTTTTATAAAAAATATTGGCAGGTGAATAAATGAAAGTAATTAAATGTGATTTGCCGAGAGAAATAGAACTTTTAGAAATACATACATTTGCGGATTGGCATATTGGAGACGCTAACTGCGATATGCAATTAATTAAAGATAATATTAAATTAGTGCAAAATAATATAAATGCTTATGTCATTGTTAATGGTGATATTTTAAATAATGCAACTAAAACATCAGTGTCAGATAGTTATGCAGAGGAAATTCCTCCGATGGAACAAATACAGACAGCGGTTGATTTATTCGAGCCTGTCAAGAATAAAATACTATGCATAAATAGCGGAAATCACGAAAATAGAACTTATAGAAAAGAAGGTATTGATTTAATGGCTATTGTAGCTAAGCAATTAGGCGTTTATGATAGATATTCCAAAGAGTCAAGTTTTTTATTTGTAAGATTTGGTGAGAAATCAAACAGTCATAAGGAGAGTAACGGTTCTGGCAAAGTAAGGAAGTTATGCTATACGATTTATTGCAATCATGGCTCAGGTGGCGGAAGAAAAGAGGGTGCTAAGGCTATCAGATTGGCAGATATGGCAAGTATAGTTGATGCTGACATTTATATACATAGTCATACTCATTTACCTATGATAATGAAACAGAGCTTTCACAGGGTAGATATTCCGAATAGTTATATTGCAGTAGTGGACAAGTTATTTGTTAACACAAGTACTATGTTAAATTATGGTGGTTATGGAGAACAATACGAATTTAAACCAAGCAGCAAAGATACACCAACAATCTATTTGAATGGTGTTAAGAAAAGAATGTTTGCGAGGTTATAAATAAACATAAGGTTGATGTCCTGAGCTGAGATGATTTGCTTTGGACATAGGGAAAGATATACTAAAACGCAAGTGGGAGGGTGCGGGTATATAAGTTGGAAAATGTAAGCATCCGATAAGGGTGCTTTTTTATTGGAAGTGATTATGTGAACATACATAACCAAGATGAAGTTGGTCGATGGGTAAGTAAACTTATTGCAGAGAATAGACTGTTAGACTTTTATAGGTCAAAGTACTGGGTAAGGTTACGCAAGGAAATATTGAGAGAGTATAAGTATGAATGTCAGATATGTAAGAGCAAAGGTTTCTATACTAAAGCGAATCATGTGCATCATGTTCAGTTTGTTAGAAGACATCCAAGGTTGGCATTGAGCAGGACGTATATATTTCAGGGTAAAGAGTATGTCAATCTCATTCCTGTATGCAAGGAATGTCATGAGACAGTTTGTCATCCGGAAAGACTTAGACACAACAAACAGGAACCTTTGACAAAGGAGAGATGGTAATGCGTTGTACATATTGTGGTAGTGATGAACATCCATATGAGTTATGCCCTAAAACGTGGGGCGGTAATGCAAGAAGAGCATGGGGACTAAGATGTGGATACTGTGGCAGCAATAAGCATAGTACGGAATACTGCCCGAAGACATGGGCAGGGCAAAGCAATCGAAAAAGAAACAGGAGCGGTTTGTATTTGGATTGACAGGCCCTCGGTCGAAATAAAACGCATTTTAATCCAAAATGCTCTGACTCGGCTGGGGTTTAGACAAGAGATATTTTCACGCGCACGCGTAGGTTTTTTGTAGAGAGGTGATAATATGGCTGTAAAAAAGGAAACCGTAAATCAAATTATTGAAGGACTAAGGCAAGATATGCTGGACCAATTAGAGCGTAATGGAGCAGTTGGAAGTTACTATACCGATATGGTGGAAGATTGGCTTATGTATTGGAAAACAAAAAAAGAATTAGCTGACGACATAAAAAAGCGAGGCAGCAAGGTAACAAAGCTTGACAGTAGAGGACAACAACAAATCGTAAATAACGAAAGTATAGACATTATGGTAAAGACAAGTGTGCAGATGCAAAAAATACTTGAATTTTTAGGATTGAAACCACCAGAAAATCAAGGTGGTGTAGTTGATGAAGAAGACATGGAAATGTAGACAGAAAGATTATCACCCTTACATAGATAGTTATATTGACGGTTGCCGGAGCGGCTCGATTTTAGTTGAAGAAGAAATACTTTTAGCTTGTGACTTAATTGAAGAAAAGCTAAATAACCCGGATGTTTTTATCGATATTGAAAAAATAGATAAAGCCGTAGAGCTGATGGAGCGTTATTTTGAAATAAAACTTTTTGACTGGGAGTTATTAGTTACAGCTTGCATTCATTGTTATTATAAATCTGATGACACTTTAGTTTTTACAAAAATTGTATTGATTATGGGGAGAGGAAATGGGAAAAATGGTTATATTTCTCCACTGTCATGGTACCTGACAACGCACTATCATGGAATTAAAGGTTATAACGTAGATATAGTTGCCAACGCCGAAGACCAAGCCAAAACATCTTTTGACGATGTTTATGAAATGCTTGAAAGGACTTGGGGAAAGTCAAAGAAATTCTTTTATAAATCTAAGGAACTAATCAAAAATTTATCAACTAAATCATACATAAAGTTTAATACCTCAAATGCGAAAACTAAGGACAGCAAAAGAACAGGATGCCTTATATTTGACGAGGTTCACGGATATCAAACTTACGATGATATAAAAGTATTTACATCAGGGTTCGGTAAAAGGAAACACTCCAGAACCTTCATGATATCGACAAACGGCAATGTAAGAAATGGTGTATTTGATGACACGATTGCCATAGCAAAAGACATTTTAAACGGTACTATAAAAGATTTGCGCTGGTTACCTTTAATTTACAGAATTCATACAGAAGAGCAGGCAAAGGATAAAAATAATTGGCATTTAGCAAATCCATCTTTAAAATATTTACCTACACTTCAGCTTGAGATGGAAAATGCCTATACTGAAATGCAATATAGCGCAGCATTAGAAGAAGAGTTTTTCACTAAAAGGATGAATTATCCAAAAGGCAATAGAGATTTACAAGTTACAGAGTGGGATAATATAGCGGCTACAAATAAAACTATGCCGGACCTAACAGGTAGACAATGTGTAGTGGGTATTGACTATACTAAAATTAATGACCTTGCCAGCGTGGACCTACATTTTAGAGATGGTGATATTAGATATAAAATAAGTCATTCATGGCTATGCTTACAATCCGCAGATTTGAAAAGATTGAAAATTCCTTGGCAACAGTGGGCAGAGGATGGATTATTAACATTGGTTGATGATGTTGAAATCAGCCCATATCTAATAACTGATTATATTTTAGAACAAATGCAGTATTACGATGTTAAAGGAGTTGCAGTTGATGGCTATAGATATGCCCTGCTGGCAAAAGCTTTAAAGGAAATTGGATTTGATAAGGACCATAAAAACTTATACTTAGTTAGACCAAGCGACATAATGAAGATTGTTCCGGTGATTGACAGTATATTTGTTAATCACTATTTTTGTTGGGGAGATAATCCGCTTTTGAGATGGGCTACAAATAATACTAAACTTATTGCCTCCGGAAAGAAACAGGGAACCGATACAGGCAATTTTTATTATGGCAAAATTGAAGGCAAGAGCAGAAAAACAGACCCATTTATGGCAGGGGTACACAGTACAGTTATAGAACATTTATTGGACACCGGTGGCAGTGTTTTTGAAGACCTACCAGTTATAACGTAGATAGAAAGGAGGCAATATAATGTGAGCATATGGACATGGTTAAAAGATAAGTTCGGAGGCGGATCTATACCACTAAGCGGAGATAGTCTTGATGAATTTATTGAAGACTATGCTTTAGCAGTTAGTGATATTTACATTAGAGAGATGGCATTCTGGTCTGCTACAAACTTAATGGCAAATGCGATAAGTAAGTGTGAATTTAAGACTTACTTGAAAGGAGATGAGGTAAAAAAAGAAGAATACTATTTATGGAACATAGAACCAAACAAAAATCAGAACTCAAGTGCATTTTTACATAAATTAATTGCACAGCTCTACCGGCATAATGAATGCCTGGTGATAGAACAAAATGGACAATTGATTGTAGCTGATAGCTATTCAAAAAAAGAATATGCACTCTATGAGAACACATTTACGCAAGTAACAATTAAAGACTTTACATTCGATAAAACTTTTAAGCAATCCGAGGTTTTATTTTTTCAGCTAAATGAGGTCAATATGCGAAATGTTGTAAATGGCCTATATGGCAGCTATGCAAAGTTAATAACATACAGCATGAATGCATATCAGAAATCCAAGGGGACAAAAGGAATTTTTAAATATGATACAGTCCCGGTTGCCGGAACGCCCGAAAGGGAAGCTTTTGATAAGCTGATTAATGAAAAAATCAGCAAGTGGCTAAACAGTGATAATGCCGCATTACCTTTGGGTAGAGGGCAAGAGTGGAAAGAGAATGAGAAAAAGACTTACGCCGGCGAAAGTACAAGAGACATTAAGGCTATGATTGATGACGTATATGATTTTACGGCTAGGAGCTATGGGATTCCGCCTGTATTGTTGAAAGGTGACTTAGCAAATATAGGCGACAATGTTGTGGATGTATTATTAACGTTTGCGGTTGATCCTCTAATTGACACTCTTCAGGAAGAGATAAATCGTAAGCGAACAGGGTATAGCAATTTTAGTCAGGGAACTTACTTGGAAATTGATAGTAAATCGATTAAACATATTGATTTGCTAAGCGTATCAACTGCAATAGACAAGCTTATAGCAAGCGGTGCGTTCTGCATTAATGACATAAGAAAACTTGTAGGAGAACAGATAATTGACGAGCCTTGGGCATGGCAGCATTGGATTACAAAGAATTATTCCAGTATAGAGGAGCTGTTAAATTCCTTAGGAGGTGTTCCAAAGGTATCTAATAATGAAGAGGGAGGTGAGTAGGTGAAAAAAAAGTATTATTCGTTATTGGTTGAAAATAGGGAAGCATCGATAAATATTTACGGTGACATAACATCATGGGAGTGGTTTGACAGTGACGTTTCAAGTTACACGTTAGCAAAAGAAATAGAAGGATTAGATGTTGATGTTATCAATGTTTTTATCAATTCTTACGGCGGTGAAGTGGCAGAGGGCTTGGCAATTTATAATAATCTTAAACGCCACAATGCTAAAATCGTTACTTATGACGATGGATTTGCTTGCTCGGCTGCCAGTATTGTTTTTATGGCAGGCGATGAAAGAATTATGTCCAATTCATCATTACTGATGATACATAATGCCTGGATGTGGACAACAGGCAATGCAAATGAACTGCGAAAACAAGCTGATGATTTGGACACAATAACGCAGGCATCCATTAACGCTTATTTAAATCACATCAACATAAGTGAGGAAGAATTAAAACAGATGCTTGACAATGAAACATGGATTGCTCCGGCAGATGCCTTGGAAATGGGATTTGCAACAAGCATTATAAATGACAGCACAAATAAAAACCCAAGCCAAAGCGTAAGAAAAACGCTGATGGGCATGGTGTCGGAATTTCAGAAAGAAGCGGATTTAAAAAATATCGAAAATTTGCTTAAACCTCCGGCGATAGAGCCAGAACCAGAACCGGAACCAATTCCGGAACCAAAAGAAAACAAAGCACAAAAAATATTTTTATCAATTTTAAAATAAGAGAGGAGCAACAAGATATGAAAAACAAAGATTTATTGGCTTTACAAAAAGCCGAAATTATGAACAAACTTAACCA